GAACGCATCAATGACTTCGATGTATACCTTGGACTCTACGCAGTTCTTGCTACCAATCTAGGATTTAGAATTGGTGTATCAGATGCCAATGGAGATATCCAATATGGACCATTGCTATTTGATGACGCATCTTGTAACTCTATAGCTTTCCGTGATCGCTTTGCCTACATCGCAACTCTTGTAGATGGGGCAGCAGGGCTAGTCCGTGTAGACCTATCAGCAACAGTTATTCCAGGCACTCTATTCTTCCCTTGGGCTTGGGATCTTATCGCCTCTGGAACTACCACTACAGCAAGTCAGGTTGCCTTCTTTGGCAACTCAGACAGGGCAGCTTTTACCAATGGTAATAATACTTGGGCTGAATCAACTACTAGCCTAGTAGCAAGTGGATACTTGCGTACCGGTTACATCCGTTACAACACGCTAGAGACTAAGATCTTTAAGTTGCTCCAAGCTCGTGTAGATACCACCAATGGTGCCATCAGTATTCAATCAATTGACTCCTTTGATAACTTTGTACTTATCGGTGCTTTCGCACAGAACGCAACCGTTACAGAAGTTAACGTAAGTTATCCAAGTACTTCACAGGAATATCTTGGCTTCCAGTTTACCTTGAATCGTTCCTCTACAGATGTCCTTAAAGGGCCACTGTTTACTGGATACCAACTCAAGTCACTGCCGGCAGTACCACGTCAACGCCTAATCCAGTATCCCTTGTTCTGCTATGACCACGAAAGCGATAAGTTCGGTAACGAAGTTGGCTACGAAGGATCTTCTTTCTTCCGTATGTCACAGCTAGAATCAATTGAAAACATTGGTGACACTGTTCGTGTCCAAGACTTTAGAACTAATGAGTCATACCTTGGCTTGATTGAAGAACTAGATTTCATAAACAAAACACCAGAGGATAAAAGATTCTCTGGCTTTGGTGGCACACTACTAGTAACAATTCGGACGGTATAATGCAGGCACAAGACTACGCAACGGTAGCTGTTGCGGTATGTACAATTATTGGTGGTTTTATTGGCGCTGTTAAGTGGCTAGTCAAGCACTATCTAAATGAACTTAAACCCAATTCTGGAACAAGCCTCAAAGATTCCGTCATTAGACTTGAAGAAAAAGTAGAAATCCTATATCAAATGATGATACAAAAGAAATGAGTGACCTCTGCGATGATTGCCAAACGAGCCACACCTGCCGCTATTGCTGTCCTGCGACAAGCAACAGCACACTGTCCGAAGCGCAAGAAAGCCTCTGACGGACTGCTACCTAGCAAGGCACACATATCTGCTAGTCCTAACAGCGATCACAATACTGGATACGCAGTAGATCTAACCCACGATAAGTTATCTGGCATTGATTGCGCTAATTTATTTCAGCAACTAAAGGCAGATAAGCGCGTTAAGTACTTGATCTTCCAAGGCAAGATCTGGTCAGCAGATCGAGCTGATGAAGGGGATCGTGAATACACCGGTTCTAATAAGCATAACAAGCATTTACATATATCTATTAACGATAAGCACGGTCACGATACTTCACCTTGGTTTCCCTGGTTAGGGAAGCCATCGGTGATTTCTAAGGTAAAGGCTAAGGTTTCTAAACCTTTACCTAAGAAGAAAGAAGTCCCATCTCAGAAGGAGAACTAATGGATAAGAAACTACAAGCAATGTTCGCTACATATTTACGTGCGGGAATTGCATCAGTAATCGCACTATTCCTTGCCGGAGTGACAGACCCAAAGGCACTAGCAATGGCGGGTGTAGCTGCTATCGCAGGTCCACTGCTAAAAGCATTAGATCCAAAAGCCGCAGAGTTTGGTCGTGGGTCTAAGTAACCCATAGCAACGCGAGGCAAAGGCCCTCCACCCTTCGGGGTGGGGGGCTATTTTTTGTTGCCGTTTTATTCTGCGTCTACTGGACACGGAACTGTTACTAGATTACCACAGCTAACACAGACAGCATCCAGGAAATACCAGACTAATTCGTGGTTTTCAAAGGAACACATAACACTAAAGACTTGGGAGCCACAAGGACAGACGTGTACTGGGCCTAGCTCCCGAAGGTCGCTACCAAATATAGGTGGTAAGGTAGCTTTGTTTCTTGACAGGGTTGGTAGACGGAGCCAGCGCAGTAGCCGTACAGTACCCCTATCGCGCCCCTCAAGGGGGCGCTCACCCTGTTTAATTCGCCTCACGGCTCATATTGTAGCGATCCAGTAGCGTGTCTCTGGTAAGACACGCCGATACTCTAGTATGATTCTTTTATGACTACGATCTCAGCTATCCAGACGGACTATTACGCCGTGCTCTGCGCTGACTCGCAGATCACAGAGGACAACCTAGTAAGTACCTCGACTAGTACACCCAAGATCGTCGAGGTGGGGAAGTTTCTAATAGGCATCTCGGGCGATATACGCCCAGGAGATATACTCACCTACAATTGGAAACCACCGGCATATCGCGGTGAGAATCCAGTAACTTATATGGGCGCTAAGGTGATACCTAGTATTATCTCAGCGTTTAACGACAACAACTACGAGTGGAATAAGGTGGATAAAGATGGTGGCTTTGATTATCTCTTTGCTTTTAACGGCAGTATCTTTCGTGTTGCTTGTGATCTCTCTTTTTTCCAAACAGATCACGGAACTTATGGTATTGGTAGTGGTGGGCAGCTTGCTCTTGGCTACTTGTATTCAATCCGCAAACCTATTATGGACTTAGATTACCTCAAGCGACACGCCCGACGTGCTGTTGAGATAGCTTCGGTTCTTGACTCCAATACTGGTAAGCCTTTACAGTTGGTGGTACAAGAACGACTATAGGAGGAAACAATGAATACAGAAAAAGAACGTTGGATAAAGTTAGATGAAGCAGCAGAATACTTATCTGTAAGTAGAGGTTATTTATATCAAAAGGGGCCTGTTGTTGGAATACCACGAGTTAAATTAGGCAGTGATTATAGGTATCGTATGTCAGATCTGGATGCTTGGTTGCTAGGAAAGTTAGATGCACAAGACAATTGAAATACAGTTTGCAGAGTTACGCGAATCAATTGCTCAAGATATCGAAGCGTATACTTGTATTGATGGATGCCACGAGTGCGACTATTGTAAGGGTTTATTCCAAGCAGCAAATGTAGTAAGGGGTAAACCAATTGAGCGAATTTACTGATCCAAAGGAACTACTACTAACAGCACTACGTGCTTCTGATGCCAAGAAGTCTCGTTCAACACAGGTAGAGATAGGACCATCAGAGGTTGGTGGTTGCCGTCGTAGGGTCTGGTACCGATTGAATGAACAACCAGAAACAAATGATAACCAATTAAAACTCGCAGCCATTATGGGTACTGCGATACATACTGAAATCGAGAAGGCACTTGCCGGTAACGACAAGTTAATGATCGAAGCTGAAGTTGAATACGATGGGATGAAAGCCCACATAGATTTATATGTACCAGAGACCGGCGATGTGATTGACTGGAAGACTTCTAAATTGAAGAACTTGGGTTACTTCCCGTCAACACAGCAACGCTGGCAGGTGCAGCTATATGGATACCTCCTATCCAAAAACGGTTACGTAGTCAACCGAGTGTCGCTAGTAGCGATTGCTCGGGACGGTGATGAAAGAGACGTCAAGGTACACACAGAACCTTACGACGAATCTATAGCACTAACTGCACTCGGTTGGCTCGCAACTGTTAAGGAGTCAAAGGAAATCCCAGCACCGGAAAAGGATGCTAGTTACTGTCAGCATTACTGCCAGTTCTATGACGCATCTGGTGAGATGGGATGCGATGGTCTAAAAAAAGTACGTACCGCAGTTAGTGATGTAATCATTGATGATGCGGATGTTGACAAGAACGCACTGCTGTACTTACAGTTAGGTCAAGCAATCAAGGAGCTAGAGAAGCAACAAGATTCTCTGAAAGAATCCTTTGTGGGTTTACTAGGTACTACGCAAAGTGGTATCGAAGTAAGTTGGTCAACTATTAAAGGTCGCGAGACCG